AGCGTATACAATTTATGTTGGTTCCACACAGCTGCCTTCCACTATCAACGGTGGTAAAGGCAGCAGCTGGAGACAAAAATTACACGAGTCCTCTGTCCAGCTCCATCAAATTTGAGGAGCTGATCGGAGAACTCTCATATAATGTTCGTTACGGCAAGCACAGGGAATTAATTCACTTTGATTACCGTTACGAGAATATCTTTTATACTAAGGTTTGGAAGAAGAGCAAGTTGCATCATCTCAAACCTAAGTTTCAATATGAATTCCTCAGGACTCATACACATTGGTGCATGAGGCTTAAGGAAAATACTAGAAGAATTCTAAGGAACCTCCTTTTATCTGGCAAATTGCTTAGACTTAAGGAGATATTGAATACATCAGATGGACTGGTGATAGGCCTGTTGATGGGTCTACCAGAGCAGTTCACTGAAGGTTATCAATGGTCCGACAAAGTACATAATTCGATAATCTCAAATTGTCTTTTCAACTATGCAAAGACGATTAGAGATATCAAGAAATTCAAAAAGATTGTGAAATCTTCTGCATTTAAATGCGAGAAAATTGAAATCTCTCCATTCATGATAGATCATGGTTGGATGGTCACAATCGCAAATATACTTAATAGAGACCACTCCTCTACTTCAAAAGAGAGGATGTTTCGAATCGCCTGCCTGACCCAATCAAGGGCAACAGGTTTAGGTGATGGGAAGATGGTCGATCAAACTATTGAAGAATTCATTCAGTCTGTAACAATCAAGAGAGAGTTCAGACCAAGTGAGATTCTGATTGATGCGATCGAATCAGTAACATCTTATGTTGCTGATCGAACAAATAATAGAGATCTTCTTTTCCGGACTTCGATGAGCACAAGTAGCTGCATCGAGAATGGTAAGAAGGATGAAGGAAAGTTCGGCTTCTTTAGATCACTTGTGAAACAAGGTGATGTAGAGATTGACGGACTAGAATATTTTATGGAGACAAACCAGATTCCATTAGTCGGTACCGACCTCTGGATGATGGCAAGTCAAAAGATTTCTACAGATTCTGAAACTTGCAACATTGTGAATGTTGCAGGAATACGTGAGAACGGAAAAGTCCGTATCGTCACATCAGGATCTTTTTGGAAGGATATATACCTACAACCTTTTTCACATCTAACAATAGATGCGATCAAAGTGCTTCCTGAACTTCGCAACGGATTGTCCGCTGGGAGGTTAGGATATAGGTTTTTACAACAATTATCGAGAGATACTGATCCAAATAACGATCAAGATGTATGGGAGTTCCCAAGGAACAACCATAATCCTGACGACCGTCCGACTGTAGTCAGACTGGTTCAGAATAACTCTAAACTATATTCATCAGATTGGACAAAAGCTACAGATTCGCCGACGCACGAGTGCGGGCGAACTGTAATCAAAGCACTCCTAAGTAAACTTGGAGTGCCCAATCATATAATCAATAAGATCTTTTGTATTTGGTGTTCAGAAAAGACACTCAAATACAAAGGAAAGAAAGTTGGAACACTTGTCAATGGAGTCCCCATGGGGGACCCGTTGACCAAGACATTCCTATCAATGGCACATCCGATTATCACAGTATCATCTCTCATATCTCTAAGAAGAAAGTATGGAGTTGATCTGGATTTAACCTTCATTTCAAATGGAAATGGAGATGATCGGATAGTATTAGCATCTGGAAAGCATGCTGACGAATTCAATGAATTGAATCGTAAGTATGCAGAGGAACTTGGTTACCAATATTCCGAGGACGACACGTTCTCTGGGATATGGGGGACCTACTGTGAAGAAATATTCCGTGTTCCGAATGTGATGGAATCAGTCGATTCCGCATCACACTCGAAAAACTATGCATTGTCAAATTTTCTGGATTATCCAAAAATTAGGACGATGATAGATACACGTAAAGATAGAATTGATTTCTCTTCAGATTCAAGAGGTAAATTTACCCTTCTTGGATCTGAATCAGAATATGTAAGAAAAGAAGCTCCTGAATTTATGTCAAACATATTTTCAGTCGCCTCGGCTATTCAGGACGTAAGTCTCGGATTGAATCATTGTTCATATCCGGTATACTTACATAAACATATTTACGGCATCGGTAAACCTCCTCCACATTGGGACACAGAGTCTCATGTGAGGGCGATTGACAGCCAGAAGTCGCCTTTCGTGCGACGACTGACTTACCATGCACTTAATGAATGTAACGTTGGACAATTTGACACGATCAAGCTCAAGGCTGATCTGGCAAAAGGTCAACATCATTATACGAATGAGTCGCTGCTCGAGTATTATGAAATACCAAGCAACCACCCTTTAAGAAGACACCCGATCGTGGTTCCAAGAGATTCCTGGAGGAAATTTCCCCCGGGGATACTCGAGAAACTAATCTCAGAGAATCAGTTAATAACTGAATCTAAGGTTACACGGTTTTATTTGATGACAGTTCGACTGGAATCGGCACTTGGTGACGAGCCAGTTGATCTATTTGACATTATTAGAGGGAAGATACCACTCATTGATCCTACTCAGGAGGAGAAGGTCGATATAGTGGAAACTTTTACAGCAAAGTTTAAGCACAATACTTTTGCGCTTAGACATTACTGTCCCGAAAATTTATATGATAAGTCTATTCTTGACGTAATGGATAACTATAATCCAATGCGTGTCATCATAGACGATCTTAATTTCAAGAGAAGAAGAAGGTTTGGACCTCCCCAAGTAACACAATACGAGGAGAGGATCCAATATCTCAAGCAATGGTTCGATGAAAATGTCGAGGACATACTCAACGACCGTAGCTACAGTCTTCCAATAACAATAGATATATCCGACGATAATGTAATCATGAAGAGAATCTTCGATGATACATTCAAAATAACAATCATCATAACTGATGATGTTAAACTCGTCAACAGAATCAATAATACAATCGGTCTACATGACGGAAAATTCGCCATTAGATTGCCTTGTACTAATTTCAGAATGTCACCCTTTTTCAGTACCTCCTACACTTTGGAAGATACCGAGAAAATAGAGGAGATCTTTAGGCCCCACATGGGACCAAAGACCAACTTTAGGGTTTTAATTGATACAGGATCGCTTCTCGATTGTCATGACTATGTCATTGGAATTGAAAAACCGATCTTATGGAATGAAGATTTTCGGAGGATCAAGGATATCAAAATGGTACCAAAATCCGTTCGATTATTCCGTAGTGTGTTAGACACACTCGAAATACCCGAACTATTCCGAAAGAGATTTATATCGATTACGTCAGTGATCCGAGAAGTATCTAGGATGTGACGTGAATTGCTGGATCCAGCTAGCTGCTTATCCCAATCCCTGTATAGTCTTTTGACCTCAGGGTGACGGAACCACAACCAC